TAGACAGACGCCACGCGCACAGCCTCCGCTGCATTAGCGCCCATGTGCATTGCCGCATAGGCATAGTCACGACCACTGCCCATCGCGAAGGTAGGGTCTTCAATAAGGTACGGCACAGGCGCACGCTCAAACTTCCAAGCCTTGCCCTGCTCGTCAATCATCACCATCCCAACCCACTCGTCATCCTTCTTCTGGAACTCAGGCCAGTCCTCGCGCTTCATGCCCTGCTCTGCCCACTCGAACATCATCTGGCCTCTGTCCCAGTCGCCACTCACAGCGAACAGCCTGCCGTTGATGCGGCGAACCTTCGTCACCTTGCGAATGAGTCCCGATGTGGTGGCCTGCTTGTCAGCAGCCAGCGTCTTCCCATCCCATGCGATTACTGTCATTCGTGCTGCCCTCCGTCATGCTCCAATGCCCAACAGAGAATGGACAAGGCATCTGCCTCGTTGTCATCTGTCACGCCATAGCCTCGGTGCTGCACGGCTTCAATCATTTCCTGCTTCGAGGCATTGCCCTTGTTGGTCATATGCTTCTTGATGGTACCGACCGGCACGCCCTGATATGGGATGTGGTTCAGCTCGCACCATGAAGTCAGCGTGGCGAGCAAGCCACCGTACACGTGCGCTGCATCCGTACTCATGTGACGACGCACCTCCTCGAAGTACACCGCCTGAATCTCACGCGACATCGCCTGCAATTCGTTCAGCCACTTTTTGAATCGCAGGTAGCGCATACCCCCACCCTCATAGCGACCCGTCTTGAACGAAACCCAACCATGCTGGATGTCACCGGTGGATGGGCGAAGCGCCCAACCGGTAGTCGTGCCCAAGTCCAGGGCGAGAATCTGTTCCTTCATATCTGTTCTTTCCTGGGCCGACCTGGCCCACGCTTCGATGTACTGATGGCGTGCATTGCCGCCCCGATATTCTCGCTCGACGGCAAACCCACCACCTGACCCGATTGCCCCATGACCGCCTGCTCCCACACTCGCGGCCTGCGCGGGTCTAGCAGAGGCACGCCCACCACCTCAGAGCTTCGCGACTCTCGAATGAAGACTGTCTCTGGGTGCCCACACAAACCACGCTGCACCATGCTATCGCGATAGCGCTTTGTGCAATCACGACACGGCTCGATGGGTGCATCACCCCTTCCTGTCTGAGCGGACAGACGCGAGGCCACCACGTACTCGCGCCACTGCTCGTAGGTGAAACACTTTGGCGGCTCGGCTGATGCGACGCCATCTTTAATGGCCTTGCCGAACTCTTCAATGATTGCTCGGCGCTCATGCCTGTTGCACGCGCCGAAGACTCCTGCTCTGTTGTGGCACGAGAGGTGCCGACACTGCATGGGTGATAGGGTCAAGGTCAGCTTAATCAAACTTCAATCTTTCTTCGCGGACTGCTTGCAACAGAGTCAGCGCGACGTGTTCAAACTGTGTGCCGTTACGTTCTTCCCATGCGTGGACGTCGTGGTGCAGCTCGTCATGGCAAGGGCGACACAGCGGGATTACCCACCAGTCAGGCACCTTGGTGCCCATGCCCTTGAACCCTGCACCGTGGGGATGGTGAGGGTCATCTGCCGGAGCATTGCAACTCACGCAACGCAGGGACTTCACCCAATTCATGTATCCGCGATTCTCAATGCGCTCGACATAGCCGCGCATCAGCGCATCACGGAACGTCATGTATGGGGGAATGATCTTCATCAGACGATGCCGCGCTCTTTGAGGATGGACATGCCTGCGTACACGATGGCGCCGAACACTTCTGTCTCGAAGGCTTCACCACTGCGCAGGCTGGCAGCTTCTTCCAGCTTCTTTGCTGCCTGTCCAGTGGCGAATCCACGCCCGTGCATCTTCACGTAATGCACCCAAGGCTGTTCGAGGAATGGTGTGACGTTGCCACCGTGGCGTTCGCCCTTACCGTACATGGCCTGCTCGATGGCGCCCAACAGTACGGGTGCGAGTGGGTGGTTCAAGATTTCTTCTTGGCGTTTTGTCAATTTCATTTAGCTGTCTCCTTTGGTGATAGTGCTTTGTCGAGAATTTCTTGCAGTCGGTTTACTTCGTCGTCATGCAGGTATGTGAGGCCAGCCGTGCGCAGCCGAAGCACCTGTCGCTCTAGGCGGTCGCACACGTTGTCGTTCACAGTGATGCCGCGCATGGTGTACTCCTTGCGAATCACCTGCTCGGGCAGTGCGGGCAGTGCGGGCAGTGGTGCAGTCCTCCATTCCACGAACTTCTGGATCGCAAAGCGAACGACTCCGTACACAGAGCCAAGCATCGCCAGCTTGTAGATCAGGTACCCACACAGCACCCACACAGTCATCGTTGGTAGACCGGCAATGGCCTCGATAAGTAGTTTCAGTTCTTCCATTTCATGCTCCGTATGCGCGACGCTCTTGTCGCTGGTTGGCTTGGCTGGTCTGCCATACGGCAACACCGAGCTTCGCAATCTCAAGGTGCCAGCGCAGGCGCTCGCTCTCCTCTGTTGCCACCTTCAATCCTTGCAGCAGTGCGATGTACTCTGGGTGTGAGCGAGCCTCTCGTTCTTGTGCTGCGGCAGTCTTGTGCCCATCAACCTCAGCGCCCTTCATCAGAATCGCGAGCTTGCTCTTCTTCATCTCTTCCAAATAGTTTCGCTCGGCATACGCCTTTGAGTATTGGACAGACGTTTCGCGCAGCTCTGCCAATCTCACTTCTGTTTTGTCGTTCATCATCGCCCCCTCTTTAAATTCACTGACCTCGATGGGTAGTAGTTGTCTGGCACCGTGAACACCTTGTCAGGGTCAGGCTCTTCTTTCTTTCCTACCTCGTGACCAGTCACGAAGTCCTTCGCGTACAGCAGCTTGCAATCAGGGAACGTCTTGCGGAACTCGTCCATCATTGCTGCCACGTTGGGCATGAGCTGCCGGTTGCGTTCGGCCTGCTCACGCCGCATCCTGTCGCGTGCGTCGATTGCTTCTTCACTCAAAATGGAATCTCCGAAGTCTTCTTAGTGCTGAATGCTGCGTTCATTGCCGCTGCGGCCTGGCCAAGTTTGATGTCCCTGGTTGGGTGCAGCTTCTTAATCTGTTCGCAAACCTGTTCAAGCTCAACGCCGGTGCGGATGACGCCGTGGTCATTCAAGAAGTCCGCCGCCTGCTCGAGTGCGAACCTGCGGATGACGCGCTCGGTCTCCACGTTGGTGGCGTAGGTCTTGTTATTGTTCGTCGCCATCTCAAGGTCGAACGACAACTGCTTGACTGCCTCTTTGTATTTGGCAAGCTCACGCTCCAACTCTGCAATACGTGGGTCGCCGGTTCGCTCTTCGCCAATCAACGTGTCAACAGTTCGCCGAATGTCCTGTGCAATCAGGTGCGGGTATTCAATCCATACCTGCGGAGCCACACGATGCGATGCTGACTTGCCGTTCTTGCGCACGTTGATGACGTAATCCATCGTTGCAAAGTTCTGCACTACTTCGATGCCAACGCCTCGCGCACTCTCGATACGCACTGCTGCGTCAATAATTTTTTGATCTATCGTTGCGCTCATATCGCTTCCCCTTCTGGTGCTGTGTAACGGGAGTAGTCGTAGAGCATCGGACGTGCTGGATGTTCTGAGTACGAGACCGCACCCTGCACGTAATACAACCCAACTCGGCCTTCCCAATCTCCGTGTCGATTCTTGTCGCAAACCAGAATGGCGTCAGGGATTGACTCGTCAACCTCCTTGCCCTTCTGTTTGTCCTGTTCCTTGCGTTTGTTGCGCCAGACTGTGAACGACTGGTCAACCTGGTCAACGATTGCGCCGCTGCCCTTGGCGTCCATCTTTCCTGGCACCTGGTTCTCGTCAGCCAGCTTGCGGCTGTGATGAATGATGTGGACGTGGACGTTGTAGTCCTGCGCAAAGGCACAGACTGAATCGACAAAGTTCTTCTGTCCGTTGTAGTCATCCTCGCCCTTGACCACCTTCATCAGTGAGTCAACAACGAAGTGCTGCAAGCCGAACTTGTTCACGGCATAGCGCATGATGGCCAGCAAGTGATCTGGGTCTGTGTGACCCATCTTGTCGTACAGCCACAGCTTGCCGGTCGCATGGCTGATGACGCTATCAACAAAGCCTTCGCTCGGGTGTGCGCTCGCCGCTGCCTGCTTACACATGCGTGCGAGTGTGGCCTTGGGTTTCATTTCAAACGAGGCGATGCAAACCTTCTGGCCTTGATGCAGGAAGTCGAGCATCACGTGGCTGGTCAACAGACTCTTGCCGTGTCCGTTCACACCCATCCACAGGCTCACCTCACCTGGGCGGAAGCGGATGTGGTCGAAGGTCTTCTGCCACGGCAGGGTTGCACCACGCAGGGTGTCGCCACCAGCAAGGTAGGCCACCACGTCGTCACGGTAGGCGAGCGGTGCCACCAGTTTGTCAACGTCATGTGGCTCGGCTGCGTACTGCGCGAAGTCGTAGCTGTCGGCAGAGAAAATCAAGTCGTCGGCATTACTCATGGCGCTTCACCCCCTTGAATGCAACTCGGTCGAAGCGGCTCATGGGAGACAGGTCGAATGTCTCAGGCTGATTCCCGATGCCAAGCTCAGGGATGCCGAGGTACCCGCTGTGCCATGTGAGCTGGAGGCCATGCTGTTTGATGACGTCCCACATCCACAGGTAGCCGATGGTGGGCGTGAATGGCTTGACGTAGCCGCCATTGGGGGCTTGGCGAACGACGGCCTTGCTGACCTCGCTCACGCGCTGGTGCGGCACCTTGTCGTGGTACACAAGGCAGACACTCAGGTCTCGCACCCATCGCCAGTCGAAGGTGCTGATGCGGTCGGCAGGGTCGAGCAGGACTTGGAAGTTCCCGTCAACCAGTGGGCCAACGAGGCTGACGAACACAATCTCGTTCGGGCGCTTGCCCTGCATCCGCATGTCCCAAATCTCTTGGGCGCCGTATGGCAGTGTCGGGTTCATAGCAGACCCCCGAAGTGGTCTTCTGCTTGGGCGCCGCCATCACCTGTCTCGTCTGTCCAGCGTTGCTGGTTCAGCCAGGTGCTTGGGTACTGGATGAACTGTCCGTCATCCTTCGTCCACTCACGGGATTGCTTGGCACGTTGCAGTCCGGCCATGATGGCCTGCATCAACGCCTCGTCTGGCGCGATACGCAGCCATGCCTTCAACGCCTCTGGCTTTGCTACCTTCTTGGGGTAAGCAGCCCAGAAAATATCGAAGCCCTCGTCCGCGACCTTAGCCTTTGGCTTAGGTTGGTTCTTGGTTCTTGGTTCTTGGTTCTTGGTTGGGATACGATCCGCATCTGATTTCGTATCTGAAACCACATCTGATTTCGTATCTGATTTCGCAGCCCAACGTGATCTGTTGGCGTTACGAGCCGAGTCTGATTTCGCAGCGTACTTGGACAGCTCCAAGTCGCAGCGCTCATTGCGCCAGCCGTCAGGCGTCAGCACAAAAAACTCCTTGAGGACGGCCTCGACCTCTGCCGTTTGATCGCGCATGGCAATCAGACGGGCGACCTGGCCAACGTCAGCGGGGAATGGGGATTCTTCTGTGTAGTACGCATCGAGCAACCGGCGATAAGCCAAGTCCTCGAGCAGAGACAGGTGTCGGGTCTTCGTCAGGTAATCCCTGACATGAAACGGGTAGTGGTACATCAATGCCTTTCGCGCCTTTCCTCTAAAACCCCGAAGGGGCCGGAAGGGGGCTACGAAAGGACTCGAAAGCTCGCCCCCGTTCAGTTCTCGGAGCGACCAAGAACCTATCCGGCAATCGCAAGTGTCCTTGTTTCTTGTCACATAGTCAATAGCATATCCTTGTACTCTTGTCGGGTATTGCAGGGGTTCGTATTGGATTGACTAGAAAACAAGGCTCTTGTAGTCTTCGGCTGCACACCACAAGGCAAAGGTCTTTTCAATGGCAGAACTAGGACACAGAATTAAACAAGTGCTTGCGGAGAAGGGTCTCACGCAGGCCCAACTGGCGAGGCTTGTCGGTGTCAAACAGCAGACCATCAGCTACATCTGTGCGCCGGATAGCCCCGCCTCCACTTCGCGGTACGCCAAC